TACCCTTAACAGCATTGAATGAATCTCTCCTTGAATTTCTTGTACCTAGAGTTATAGGGCCAGCTAAGTCATCTTCATCTAAAGTTACAGTTGGGGAAACATATTCACCTACTTTAATTGACCACTTACCCCCTGAATAATACACAAGCCCAATACAAGATGATGTCATTCCAGTTAAGATTTTTGCTGGAGTTTGTCCTGTGTCTAAAATACCATGACATTCATATCTTTTTTCTACAAGTCTTTTAAGTGCTTGTGTTTCACTTGATCCAGCTGTTATATTTATTGCAGTACCAGCAGTAGCATTACTAGATGATGTAGCAAGTTTGATAGTATCATTATCAACTCTTATAACATAATAAACTGTACTATTTGATAACCCACTTATATTTGTGCCACCTTCAGTTGAATAGGTAACTGCATACCCAGTTTCTAATTCATGCCCTAGAATTGTAATTGTTTCATTAGATGAGGAAACATCAGAAGAGGCATTAAATGTTTTGCTAATAGGAGTTGCAAGTGTGACATCTTCATCACAACTATTTGCACCAGCACTAAATGATGTGTCGTTTATTTCTGATGAACTTGCCCCTAAACCAAATCTTGAGTTTGTTAAATAATCCCTAAGACATAATGCTGAATTAGATGAATATGCTGTTGTTGATGTTCTAGGGTCTAAAACTTTTTTTCCTCTAAGGGTTGTCGTTATATTAGGAATACCATTAGGAAATACTGTGCTATCAAATTTTAATCTAACATAAAAATAAGCAATACCACTTAGCTTGTGTTCATCTGTCCATAAATTATTAGATTCAGAAACTAAATCACTATCAGCACTTTGTGTATCTGTTCCAGTATGATATTTAATTCTTACCATTTTTTCAGAACCAGATTTATATTTAGATTCATTTACAAAGCCATCTGTATCTAATGTCACATCATCTTCATTAATTTTAAAGGAAACAAAACTATCAATCTCATGTCCAGCAATCGCATATACTAAATGCAAAAAGGTATTTGTAGAACCAGTTGTTTCTGCATAAACTAAATTTCCAGCTATCCTTCGTGTGCCATAAATAACTTGTCTTGTCATTATAGCTTGTTTCAAAGAAACTAAACGACTTTGTGCTTGCGAACCAAAACCAGAAAAATTTAAAGATAAATCTGGGAGTTTCTGTTGAGGTGTTAATCCAAAAATACCACCAGTTAAAGCATCAATACCACTTGCTATTGTGCCAAAGGCGGCAGTTCCCAAACTACCAATAGTTGGGCCAATTACAGGAACAGCACTAACTGCCCTTGTTACTGCCCTTGTTACTCTTTGAAATGCTGAACCTATTGATGACATTAGAACCACCTCCAAGCATATTGTATATGGTCTATTGAAACAAACTCAAGTTTTTCATCTCCTAGAAAAGCACAATTTCTACCAATACATATACCCATACAAAAGCTGTTTTTAGCCCTAAGAGTAACTAAATCCCCTCTTTGAGCTAGTTGAGTATTAATTCTTGTTAATCGTTGATTAAACAGGGTTATCCAGCTTTTAAAACCACATTCTTTTAGCTTTTCTTTTAATTCTTTTAAAGATTTATATTTTTTATAAAATTCTGGGAATTTTGTTTTACCCATCAAGATTTTTTCCCATTCTAAGACAAATTGTCCACAATTATTTGAATCCCAAGAAAATTTCTTATTTCTACATTCTTCAATATAATTTGATAACTTACTTTCCCAATTTTGTACCCTCATCTTGATGCAGTACCCCAATTTATTTCTTTATCTTGCAAATCAGTTACAAATTCTAATCCTTTATCGCTGGTAAATAATGTTTTCTGTTCCTCTGCTGTATATCGTCTTTCATTTGGTTTTTCTAGGTCAATTAATCTTGATTCAACTGTAAGAACTATAGACGATGATTCACCAGCATCATTTATTGTCATAGTATCCATTCTTCCTTGAAATAATTGATAAACATCTGCAATAATACTATAATTTGTATCTAACATTCCTAAAAACAAAGTTAGAGTTCTATTTTGATAGTTAGCATTAATTGCCGCAGATAAAATACTTGAATCAAGACCAGATAGTGCTACTGATAGTGAGGTAGCTTTTATTTCTGATGTTTCTTCAACTTTAGATATATTTAAAAATGAACCACTACCAGTATATGTTTCTGAACTTATAGTTATTTCTCCATAACCAGTCCATAAACGAACAGCACCTTCTTGAAATTCAGCTTTTATTGCATAAAAAGGTTTTAAGGAACTTGCTGATAGTTCAGTCAAAAAACCAGAGGTTAGATTTCTTGACATGCTTACTCCTTATTTTTTACCGAAAAATGATTTTTTCTTTTTCTTTTTTGGTTTTTCTTCTTTTGGTTCTACATCAGATGGTAAATCATCATAAGATTTTGTCATTGGCACAACAACCTCTGCATCTACATACATAGCATTCCCACTTTCTACAAATCTTTGTCCTAAATTTTTTTTCCAATCTTCATTATCATCTATCACTTCATCAACCTCATATACTTTCGTGGTAACACCAAGGGAATCTGAAATCCCTACTTTTTTATGAATCATTTTAAATGGCATATTTTTTTCTCCGTTTAAAGAAAAGGAGGGAAATAAATCCCCTCCTTATTCTTAGTCTATTAACTATTACGCATTATGAGCAGTAATGGCATTATCAGATGAATGCAGAGCATTACCTTTAACAACCATTAGACCGATTGGTGTTCCATTAGAGTGAGTTCCAGTTTTTGCTATTACTCCTCTTATGTATCTTTTTCCACCAATATAACCCACTTGAGTTACAGTTCCAGTTGAGTCTGGATTACCAGATGTACCAGCAGTACCAGTACCATCAACCTTTAACCAAATACCACCAGCGGCAATAGTGCCGTTAGTAATATCAGATTGTGTAACATCTGAAAAAGATGAGTTATCATCAGAATGTTCTAGTGAAATTTCAAAGTAAACAGAACTAGATAATGTATCTCCTTCTGCTCCAATGAAAGCTATTAGAGTTGCACTTTTATAACCTTGTAAATCTACACCTGTGCCATTGGCGGCGGCAGTAGTTACTGTTGGTTTGTAAGAAAGGGCAACTGCTGTGTTATTTGCTAAATCAAAATTCATGCTATTCTCCTTTCCTAGCTAGGTACATATTTAGCTAATGCTTCATTCAATACTACTTGTCCACCAACTCTTCTTCTTGCAACATATCTAACATTACCAGAAGTAGCTTGAGTGAATGGGTCACGAAGTACTGAAAGGTTAACTCTATCTACAACCATATATGCGCTTCTGAAATCTCCAAATACTACACAAATAGCACTAGAGGCAACATCAGCCATATCTGGCATTTCAACATAAGGATATCCTAAAATAGTATTAGGAACACCAGCAACCAAAGTCATTCCAGGTTGGAATACATATTGATTATTTCCATCTTTAAGCTGTCTAATGTCAGCTAAAGTGTTTCTATTGAATGCCAAAATTGAATTTTGGTTGTAAGGGGTTTTTATTGAATGAACTAGGTCAAGTAATGTGTCAGCTGTTAAAGCACCACTTCCACCAGTAACAGATGTTCCAACATTAGTTGTAAATCCTTCTGGTTTATTGATTTTATCACCAGTTGTCATAGCAAGACCTTCAGCTTTTGCAAATTGTGTTGCAAACTCTTGTTGCATTTCAGATTCTAAGTCAAATACTGAATCTTCTAATTCTTGCTCAGAAATATCTACTAAAGCATATACTTCATGACATGGAATTTCTTCCAACTGTGTTGTATATCCAGTAGTTTCACTTCTTGAACCAGATTCAGAAACCCATTGAGCTGAGAAAGTTGCGCTTCTTACAGGCACTTGTACTGACCTTTGGGAAGTTGCTCTTACTCTTGCAATGGAACGAACTGGAGAAATCTCAGTAAGAGTTTTCAAAAGTTCTCTCATATACTCTGGTGGAGCAAGGAAACCTGCAGAAGTATCATCAGACACAGTTAGCGCCTTGATTTCTTCTGGTGCAAGATTTTCTTTGCCTTTTCTAAGCCATCTATCAAAGATAGCTACTTTTTTTTCAATTTGTTCAGCAGAGCCACCTACATTTGGTCTTTTTAACATAGACTCGAATGTAGCTAGTTTTTCCTCATGTTGTTCTTGTCTTTTCTTGGCAAGTGTTACTTGTTGGTTTATATCTTCCAAACTATCTAACGACTTCTCAATCTTTGACAATTTATCTTCAACTAGAGGGTCTGTTGAACCTTTTTTTTCTAAGTCAGCAATTTTTTTATCATTGGTAGATTTGAATTCCTCAAATGCTTTACCCATTGAATCAACTGCTTCCTTAACTTGTTTTTGGTCAACTTCAGACATTTATTTATCTCCTTGTAAAGTTGTTGTTAAGTTATTAATTGAGTTTAATAGTTCTGGCATACCATCATCAACATCTCGCTGAGAAAGTGCCTTAGTAAGTGCTTTTGCACCTATTTTTGATTCGTTTCTAGAAAGTCCTGCAACATCTCGCAACATTTCTTCCCAGTCCCTAATCGTACATTCAGCACCTTTCACTTTCCTTATTCTAGCTTTAGGATTCATAGGAAAGGTTACTGCTGAAATTTCCATCAAATCTACATCTTTCAACATTCTTTTTTTTCCATCATCATCATAATTATATCCCTTTGCATCTACTTTATAACCAATAGAAAGACCATCAATAGCACCCATCTTCATTAATTCATGAACCTCTCTGCCTCTTTGTGTTCCTAATGCTAATTTTCCCTCTACTCTTAAACCTTTAGTATCTTCTTCCATTTTTTCAAAGACTCCTATAGGTTCATCAGTTTTATGCATGAATAACATTTTAATTTGTTTCGGACTTTTTCTTTTTAACGATTTTGTAAAAGCACCTTTTTCTACAACATCATTTCCTAAATCTTTATTTCCAAAAATAGATGCATATCCAGAAAATCTTCCTTCCTTATCATCATCTTCTTCTTGCTCAATTTTCCATTCACAGTTTATATCCAGATATTTTGTTTCATTATCGTGATTTTCAAAGTTTTCTAATTCACTCATTTTTTCTTTATCCTTTCCTCTAAAACTATCCAGACAAACTGCTGTCCTTTGACTTCTACCATATTCACTTTGCATTTGTGGGTCTTCCATACATCTACCCATAAATTCATCTTCAGTTTCAGAGCCAGTTGGTTTTGGTATTGGCATATCTATTTTTTATCAGACTTTTAACTAAATAACAACCATATCTTCGGTTTTTTTAACATTTTTATACTTTATGTATTGTTTTTTTGTCATATTATGTTATATTATTGATGTCTAAAGACTTTTTGTTGTTATGTAGTCTTTAGATTCGTTAAAGTAGAATAAGGATTAAGACCCTCCCCAGTTTTATACAGTCTTAGTCCTTATTCAATTTCATCTAAATCATTTATATATAACAATACACATCTACAGTTTATCACATTACCAGCTCCACCTCTTGGGTCACCTGGATATGACATAGGTGCGCCATTCACATTAAAATCATCATCAATACCTATTTCTGTACCATTGATATTCATATGAGCATTTCTTGTTCGAGCATCTAATGTAGCAATCCATCTTTTTCTTTGATTAGGTAAATTCATAGATTGTGCTACCCTATGATTTGCAAAACTTGCGGCACTATGTGTTTCAGTTCTTGCAATCATTGAGCTTCTATATCTGGTAAATGAGCTTCTTCCAGCTTTTTTTATGTCCTTAGCAATAGCAACAACTCCTAAATTTTCATCAAGGTTTTTTAAAACTATTTTTTGAATATGTCGTCTTGTTACTTCTGCTATTCCTACTATCTTAGTTCCTAAATTTACTCTTGCATAATCTCTATAAATTATTTCAAACTGTTCCTCTTGTTTTCTTAACTCTCTTAACATTCTTAAACCAAATACTTCAATTACAGTTCTATAATGATTATCAAATATTTGGAATAATTCTGGTTGTAGTCTTTGAAATACTACACTTGTATCACCAAGATTTTCATATTCCTTAGAATACTCATCATATAATTTTGCAAAAAAATCTCTTAATTGTTTTCTGAATTTTCTTTCATAATTATTTCTAAGTCTTGTTTGTTCTTGAAACTCTTTACGAAGATTTAATCTCCTTCTTGAGGATAGATGAAATTGTTTTACTTTAGTTTTTTTCTTTTCCATGTTAAGTAATCAGCACCTTCCTCAAGATTAGCAAAGCATATCATTAAATCAGTTTTATTGGTAGCTTTTGGATTAATAATTGTACATATAGAGTGACCATATCTTTGTTCTTCAAATCCATATCTCATAGCATGTTCATCATAAAACTTATATCCTCTTGCTCTAGCTAACCATACACACATATCATTTTCTGGAAGTTCAAGCTGTTGTAAAGCCCAATTATGTTTATGACCTGCAATATATAAATGAGCTGATGATAAAAATTTTGCCGCCTTCATTTGTCCATGAAGATTATTCCACATTGAGTGTCCTGGAAAATCATGTGATGCAATTATCTTTACTTTTCTCTTGTTAATGAAATTTAATTCTAATCTTGCTTGCCAAGTTTCATATATCTGATGTTTTCTCATCATCCATTTGACAGGGTCAGAGTTACCACTCCACATATCATGATTTCCTGCAATTAATAACAAAGGGTTCATTTCTCTGATTAACCATTCAACTAATCTCCAACTATCTTGTTTTGTTACTGTATGATTCTCATAAAGTCTTGAAAGTCTACCAACCCAGTTATTTGTTTGGTCACCTAATGAGCAACCTCGCATACCTTTTGTTTTTTTTATAACATTTAAATCCCTTCGTAAAGTAACCCAATCACAATGAGGGTCATCAATATGAGGGTCACCTAACCAAGCTAATCCTATTGGCTCATCAGTATTAACTTCTACTTGTCGCCATCTTTTTTCATCTTGATGTAATTTAGTTCTTTGAAAGTTTGTTGTAAGTCTTTCTACTAAATCTTCGATTGGTTCATCTGGATTATTTAATAATTTAGGAACAACTATTTCCTGTAATTCCTCTTTGACTCTTTCAATGGGTTTTTTACCCATTACATTTAATTCATCTTTGTATGGATTTATATCATTCTGTTTTCTATATTTGTTAATCCTTGCGTTGAGTGTACTTCTTTTGATACCTAATTCTTTTGCAGTTTTGTTGTAGTCTTTTTTAAAATCTAAAAAAATACTATAAGTATCTTGCAATACTGCATGGTTTGTGACTCTTGCCATTTTTTCCCTTTTTATTAATCATCTTTACCTTTTGGTCTATAAAGTGGATGTTCTCTTGGTAATAAATCTCTATCAAACTGTCCACTTCTAAACCTTCCAGTTCGAACAGCATATAGGAAAGCATTGACTCTTGCAACCCCCCATTGGTCTGGTCCAGTTACATTTCTTCGCACAGACTCTGGATTTGTTCTATAAGCACCTACACCTCTTCTAAAAACTGCACTCAACATTCGGAGTGTAACTCTTTTTCCCTTTTTACTTCCATGCTTATCATTATGTTCTTTTACTTTGTTTTCTAAAGTTTTTTTAATCTTACCTGTTACTTCCTGTTTTTCCTCACAATCTTCACAACAAGCAGATTTTTCTAACTCATCTTTTATTTGGTCCCTTTTTCGTTTAGCCCAAGTTTGTCCTGCATCTCCTCCCCATAAAGCCCAAGCAATTCTACCAGCACTCGGATATCCATCTTCTCCACTTCTAAATCCCTCTGCTTGTTTATCTACTTCATGCCTAGAGAAAAAACTATGCATTCTCATTACTGTTCTTGGTGATAACTTTTCTTTACGAACTAATTGATTGGCTCTTGCTACACCTACTGCAGTGCCTCCTCTTTTAAATTCTTTCCTCCACTCTAATCCTTTTCTTGCTTCCTCTGCCATTGCATTAGTTGGAGTTGTGTCTATATCTGCAACTGCTTTGTCTTGTCCTGTTACTCTTAAATAAATTGAATGACTTCTACAAGGCATATAAATATTACCATCTGGAGTTTTGAGGGTATGAGTACCTTCGCACCCAAGTTCTTCTGCTCTATCAGATGCCTCAGATACTGTTTCAAAAATATCTTCACCTTCTCCAAATCT